ATAAGAACGGTCTTCTCGGTGAGATACGTATTATCATAGACCAGTCCATTTTCGTCTAGGTTGCTATAATCGTATCCTGGTTTAGGTATCGTGACATTTTCGTTCTCAATGTTCGCAAATCGTGAGTCTACCTCGGCGTCTCCTATGGAGGAGTTTTCCTCGCGCGTCTCATACATATTAAAATAGGTCGTTCGGAAGAGACCACGCTTCACGGCCCCCTCGTTAAATAAAATAGAATCTTCCACATTGTAACCGTTGTAGGCCATAATGGCCACAATCACATTTTCACCGTAAGGGTGCTGCTCCCGACTAATCTTGTCAAGATACAAACTCTTGACCAGTGGTATTTGTCCGTTATTCAGAACGACTCCCATTTTATCAATACGATTCTGATAATTGGAGTGGTATAGCGAAACCGCCTGCTTCATCTGTCCGCACGCGAACAAATCTCTCGGAAGCGGATTATTCTCCGGAAAAATTACCTGATTGCCCATAATACCAAATATAAAAGACGGATGTATTTCTACATGAGTGTAATTTTTCGCCTCCAAATTCTCGTGCTTCATTGATATAAGGGCTCCTTCAGATTCGGACGTATCTACATATTCTATGATGGCGTTCGTAACACTCAGGTCTCCAATATCATTTGTTTTGTAAAGATCATTTATTTTCATATAATGACATTTTTTGGTGTGGTCAAAGTCGTCCGTTTTGGGAGCAAACCCAGTAATCAAATCCTTCCATGAAAAATCGCCCACCATTACTTTCTCCATAATCGCATCTCTCTCGTAGCTCGCGCGTCCATTTTCCATATAAAAAATTGGACGACAGAGACGGCCAGCATCGGAGTTAATATATATAATATTATTGGAGATTTCCCAGTTGATGCTGGTATATATTGGGATTAGCGCGCTGCGACGATGGGCTTTGATGAGCGCGACCGTAATGTCAGGGTCGCGCACCACACCAATCCAGTTACCGTTTACGAATATTTTACACATAAATGAATTTTGGAACGGTGTATTTTCGCCTAACATTATAACGTTCGCGTTCATCCGGAGCCACGCAATCAGTGGTTCGGTAGGGCAACTGTTCGTAATGTAAGTCATCAGCGCGAGATGCTTGTGTAGTCCAACATTACCGCCATCTGGCGTGTCCACCGGGTCAATGATACCCCACTGCGACGCGTGGAGCAGGCGTGGACCGATCACCTTGGCACTGGCATCTAGAGGAAGGGTAATTTTTCGCAGATGCGATAGGGCGGAGTTGAAACTCAGTCGGTTCAAATCCTGAACCACACCTTCCTTCTTAGTGTGCGATTGCGACCCCCAATTACCCTTCAATGCCTTCTTGAATCCACTTTCAACAACTCGTTCGCTAAAAATATCTTTGAAATTCATTGTAATGAGACCAGGGAAATTCATCTCGCTATTATAAGTTCCCTCGTGGTAGTGATATTCCTTGTCTATTTTCTGAAATATATTCTTCTGCTGTAAGGTGTAATATTCTTTAAACAAATCATACATCAGTGTGCCGGTCAATTCCACTCGCTTAAACTTAAAACTGTCGCGGTCTGTAGGCTTTGTATTTTTGGTGTAGACTTTGAGAAGCTCCTTTACCATATGTCCGAGGAAATACGCCTTGTTTATAAAGTTCATTTCACCTATGTGTGGTAGGAAATAGTTGGACAAAATCTCAATCACATGAGGGATTGTTTTGCCCTTTGTAAGCGTGGCGATATATTTGAGCGCGACCGATTGACTGAACACCTTACCTGCGTCGTGCACCGACGGTATAAATATATCAACGTATGAGCGAAATTTGTCGGTGTTTAGTAGACAGTAATCAACAATGTCCTTGTCTGATTCAACACCGAGCGCTCTCATAAGAATAAACAGCGGGACCGGTTTTCTAACATTGGGCACTTCTACCACGATTTGCTTATTTGCGTACGTCGCCGACGGAGCCACCATCCTTACAGCCAGCGTTCTTACGGGTTTGGAAGCGTCCTCAGACACGGAGCGTATTTCGGACGAGTGACTGTATAGGTCGTTCACCTTGTCTCTTACGTAGAGCATATTGTCGGCGAACTTTTCCTGCGAGACGATACATTTCTCCTTGCCGTCTATAATGAAATATCCTCCGTTGTCGTTGCGACACTCGCCCAACTCGAACCGAACCGACGAACCTAATTTATTGAGAATACATAAATCAGACATCATCATAATCGGGAATCTGCCTAAAAACATCTTGCTGAGAGTTTCGATGCGAGACTCTTTGCCCGCAATGATGAATTCCACCTCAACATCATAGTGAATCGTAATTCCATAGGTCATATTTCGCAGCCGCGCCTCGTTTGGATACATAAAATGAGACCTTCCCTCGTCATATATCATCGGCTTTCCGAAATATAATTTNTTTCCATCNTTACCTCCTAAAAATAAATTACATTTCAAATCANAATCCTTTGTTTCCTTATTGTATTTTTTAAGNATNCTAATTGGGTTTTTTTCTTTAAAAATGCTGTAAATACCATTAGTAAAAAAATCATTATACGAATCTATTTGATGCTGNACNAGCGCCGAAGGATTATCTTGAAAATACTTGTCTATTATCTTACGAATGATTTCCTCGTTCATTATAATATACAATCAGTATATTTTTTATGCTTTATTAATAGCACATATTATGTGTAATTAATAATCTATGTCATATTTTAACTATTGTTTATTTACTATTGTTTATTTACTATTGTTTATTTACTCTCCACTGTTTAACATTAATAGACCTATTAGTATGGCCATTAACATAAATGGAATTAGGAGAATAAACCACGATATGTCCTTGTATCCAGCCTTACACAGTGCATTGAGGATAAATGTCCAAAATAGAATGTAAATCGCCTTGCTAATGAAAATTACACTCGTATTTGGAACTGGACACTCGTATGCTCCTACGCAATAAGAGTTAGTGTTACCGGCATTCTGGAACATCATTAAAATCATACCAACTACCGAAATCACTAAATAAAGGTGGGCTGGTGTACATAAATTTTTAAAATCCTTCATTACATTCTTTGCTAGTTTATTCATTATAATATTAAAAAAGATATAAAATTTTACTATGATATAAAATTAGTTAATTTTGTGTCCTTTAAGTGGGTCGGCATATATAGAGTTTTGGTATTCTACGCCATCGTATGACATTAACAGACTCTTCGGGGTCGACATTAAGTCATACCACCCGTTCATTAGTGGCGACGGTAACAACGTGTGTTGAATTCCACCACCGGTCATCTTTCGCCTTTTGCTTCGAGTACGTCCCATTTTCTTAATTGGGTAAACCTTATTTGTTTTTGAGAACCTAACCGTTTTCCGTTTTTTTCCTTTGCCGGCTTTTCTACTCTTATTTATTTTTTTAGGCATATATATATCAGCTTAATATTATATACGCAGAGGCCTATAATATTATGTAGCATATAGTATTCTGTTAATTTATTCGATTTCGACGTGTGTGAGCATGTGCCTGCGACAGCATATTTTGTCTAGCTTTAGGTTGTCCATCACGATTCCCTCTGGCGCCTTATCGTTCGTATCGGGCGTCAAATACGTGACAATATTAACGTCGTCGTTAACACCCTTAAGACGACGCACTTCCCTCTCGTAATACCTGTATTTATCGGCTAGAACTTTACCGCACGAGAAACATTTGACCGGGATAATCATTTTAATATATAATTATAGTAAAATTTATAAATCAATTTTTATTTAATATATCTATTATTTCGGACAATCTATCTTCATTTTACTTCCCTTTGAATAACATTTCTGTTTATGATTGTAGTATTCGTAATCGGTCGAATATGTCGGACCACCTATATCACCTCCGGCGCATTTTTTTTTATTATCTACATCGCTTAATAATACACAACAATCGTTGGTTTTACACGGCATGTCGTTCAACGTATTACACCACACGTTCCTCTCCGATAGCGATTTTGAACTACTGCAGCCATTTTTGAAAGTCTCTGTAATAGTGACGTTTAATGGGTTTTTCTTATCATTGGTCTTCTTAGGGAGGGATTGTGATAATACCATTAGACCTAAAATGAAGGCCACTATTAGAACGATAAACAATGGGTATTTTATGAATTTAAATATTTTTACAATTTTGCTCGCGGTCTTGCCGGCAATTTTGCTCGCAGTCTTGTCGGCAATTTTGCTCGCGGTCTTACTGGCAATTTTGCTCGCGGTCTTGCCGGCAATTTTGCTCGTAACACTATTCATTATATAAAATATGATATATAAAATATGATATATAAAATATGATATATAAAATATGATATATAAAATGTCTATATTTGTTTGAAATAATTACCCTTAGTGGTTTTTGTTTTTATGTATTCGCTGTTCTCTCTATGAATATTGTTATGACAATCCTTACATACATTTGCTAAATTGGCTGGATGGTTTTTATAAAAATCATCAATATATCCGGTTTCGTTGTCCGCGCGCGATTTATATTGTAAATGGTGTATGTCAACACCCTGTTTAACATTACACATTTCACATAAACCGCGAACTTTTTTTGCGTTATAGTTACTCTTCTTCTGCGAGAGCGCGCCAGACGCACCAGGATTGTATTTTAACCTAATATTATGTGCTCTCTCTGTAAATTCTACCGGCAATCCCAGAGACTTACACACTTCTAGTCCATACATTGATGTTCCTGGACCCGCCTGTAACTTGCGGTTATATTCTAGACAATCATTCGCGCTATTGTATACAACAGACATATGCATCATTTTAATCTTGGAGAGATTTGTAATCTCATCATACCCCGTTATTTCGTGAAAGTGTGTCGCAAATATGAAGGTGCTCTTCTTTGCGCTAAGACTTTCTAGTCCAGCCGTAAAAATACTTAGCGCCGAGTTGCTGTCAGTTCCAGAGCATAGCTCATCTCCCAAAATAATACTATTTTTGGTTGCCATTTTTAAAATCGTCCGCAGCTCACACATTTCCACTGCGAACGTAGAGAGACCCTTGAATAAATTGTCGTTTCCTAAGATTCGCGTAAAAATATAATCATATGGAAAATAGGTAAAGGACGCGCACGGCACATAAAGTCCCGCCTGCGCCATTACAACCGATATTCCAACAGAGCGAATTAAACTGGTTTTACCGACCGCATTCGTTCCATATAGTAACATTCCGTCAAAATTGGATTCCTCTTTGCCGATAGAGAGGTCATTCGTTACATATAACTCGTTCAATTGGATGTGTTCGATGAGTGGGTGGCGGATCGCCGTAAAATCACAGAACGATTTGTCGGCGTCCTCTTGGATTTTAGGACGACAATAATTATATTTGCTAGCAATATAGGCCTTGTTCTGGAGAACGTCGATACTTTCAACATACGATATAACCACGTCTATAGAATCACAATACGTAATCATCTCATAAAGCAACTCGCGGTAAAATGATGTAATTGCGATAATAATCTTATCGAGTGCCACTGCGATGTTCCCCATAATTTCCTTAATCTGTGGGCTAGTAATAATGCTTTCCGTTTTTGATGAATTTTTATTAGTCGTAACAATATCATCAAGGTGAAGCACGTATTCTTTCTCTACACCCAGCGAGTTATTATATTTTAGCGGTATACTCTTTTGAGAAAAACCATTTATATTGTGTTTAAAATTAAGAGCGCGTTTTTTAGTAGCGAAAAAATATGGATCTGTTTTCCCCGTATTGTTATTTTTCACGTATTCGGTGTTCTGTGTTCTATTTTCGCTCATCGCAACGACCGACGATAGGTATTTCTGAATAGCTTTGCGTATTTCCAATCGGTCTTCGTAATCTTCCAGAGCAGAATCAATGGACTCAGACACACCAGGTTTAATAAAGTGAAGCCTCTCTGTCGGAATACCCGATAGATATTCCGTAGTGACCTCGGAAACTAAGACCGCATTCTCGATTACAAATATTTCCGCAATTTTTTCAAGCAGTCTCGTCCCGTTCGATATTGGGTCGCCGTTGCGCGTCGCATACGCATGGACCTCCTCGTTGGCGGCGCGCGTATTGTTTGCCAGTTCCAATATAGTCTCCATATTGGCAAATAGTTTCGCAAACTTCTTGGGCGACGTCCTCTTCATAAGGAGCGCTCGTCTAAACTTTTCCAAGTCAATTATGTCTGTTAGTGAGGTTCTGTAGTATTCCCATTCGCCCGAAGAAAGAACATTATCAGTCATTTTATATCCTTCGTTCAGAATTTCAATGTTATTAATCGGGTGGTGTAAATCATGTAGGAATTTACGCGTCCCCATTGTAGTCTTACAGTTGTTGAGAAAGCTGCTCACCGATTTTAACTTTCCTCTGTGTCGGTTGTCGTCCAATATATTCAGCTGCTTGAGAGAATGATTGGCAAGAATCAATTTGGTAGTCTCGTGCTTAAATTCGGGGAATCGCAGTTTGCTAGTAAAATCGCAATTGTGTTCGTACATATAGTCGAGCAATACCACAAACGATTGAAGCGAAATACCATATCGCTGAATTACATCGGTGATGACACATTCATCCGATAACTCGGGGTAATATTTACGCATTGCCTCTTTCTGATACGTCTGTTTGTCGGCATTCCTAATGTATTTAGTCAAAAGATGAGTATCCTCGGTATAATTTACAACGTAATTCTTACAATTGTCTAGTCCGATGAATGATATTATTTCGTTCGTAATATCTGTCTCCATATTTGAAATAATAATCGCCTCTTTCGGAGAGTATATAGAAACAATTTTCTCAAGCTCGTCATATGTATTTGGTGCGTGGTTGTAAAGTTCGGTAATCTCATACATTGTGGTAACGCCCGTAAATATATCGAGGGACGAGAC